AATCGCGTAGATAACTCTCTGGCCGTTGGTATTAACCCTACCTCTGTGGAATGGACTAAGCTCGCACAACGTCTTCAACGACAAGGATCTAACGTAATTGCAGGAGATTATTCCAATTTCGATGGAACTCTACCTGTACAATATGTTGAGGTCGCGGTGAAGATCATGTGTGACTGGTTACTTGTTAACTGGGAAAACATTGTCAAAGCAAAACGTAACGTAATATGTGGTAAAGAATTAGACGCTAAACAATTTTATGAATTTTTATATAAATTAGGAATGGAATGTTTTAATCATTTGCATATCGCTAATCATGAGGAAGCGAAAGGCGCTTTGGTTTATTTCGTCCGCAATGGTATACCATCTGGTTGCCCTGCGACGGCTATACTTAATAGTATAGTTAATCATTGCGTCCTAGCTGATTCTTGGTTGACGATTATGCAAAGTCATCCGACCTATGAACATTTAACAACGATGAGTGCGTTTTTTGAGCACACATCGTCTATTTTTTATGGAGATGACTTCATTATGAATATACGACATTCTGTTATAGACTTGTATAACCAGGAAACTCTTACACAAGTTCTTAAAACTAATTTAGATATGGACATGACAGACGAAGCAAAAACAGGAGACATTGTTAAGGCTCGAAAACTAGCTGATGTTTCTTTTCTCAAACGCAAATTTCGCTTTGAAGAGAGCATCCAACTATGGGTTTCCCCTATGGACATAAATGTACTTCTTGATGCACCGAATTGGGTTCGTGCGGGAAATGCATCAGCATTGCAGATATGCGTTGATACTTTATCTACGTATTGTCTACCCGAATTAGCCCTCCATGAATTATCTGTTGATAACCAATGGCGAAATAAAATGATCGCTTGCGGTATGCAGATAACTCGTGGCACTGGTATCCAATTTAATCCTGATAGTAGGCGTGCTGTATTAGCCAAATTCAGGAACGAACAAATGAATACAGAAATTAACTTTTAGTGTGATCTTTATATTATAATGTTAGGTATATGGAAAATTAATATAATTGCTACTAAATTATAAGGCTTAGTTATTTAACTTTACTTATCAAGATGGCTAATGGCAGCCCCATTGAAATCTAGATATATACCAAATGTCATTAATTGATTAGGTAGTCATTAATGTCAGAAATTTACCTGCAAATTTTCAAAACACTCAAAATTACACCCAACAACAACAAATTCTCCAATTCTCATCGGAAGGTATTGCTCCAAATTCTGACGTACATCTTGACCCAGTTTCATATAGCCAGTCTTTTATGGAATGTGTCAATGATGGCCGTACTCATAATATTATCTCTTTCTTGGAGAGACCTATTATGATGACCACAGCAGCGTGGGCAACTACTACTGCCGCTGGTACAGTTTTACAGCAATACGAATTACCATGGGATATGTTATTTAAAGATATGTACAAAACCAAGGTTGATCGCTTTTACGGTTTCCGTGCGGATGCCATGATTCGGGTTCAAGTTAATTCTCAACCCTTTCAAGGTGGCCGTCTACTGTTGAGTTGGATACCTGGTTATCGTTATTTAGGTAATAAACAACAATATTATTCTTCATCTACTACATCTGCAGCTAGTAACGTCAAATTTTTACCCGCTATAACAGGTTCACCACATGTTGATCTCGATTTGTCTACATGTACTGAGGCCACCATGTGTGTACCTTATATTAGCCCTTACTCATTTTCTGAACTAACTAATGGTATTGGTTCTATGGGTCGGTTTCAATTAGTTGTCTACTCTCCTTTGAGTGACGTTTCTGGAACAGGCACAGTTGACTATACTATCTTTATGAATTTTAAAAATATACAACTCAGATACCCAACAGGTTTGCCTTTGACAGCTACTGCTCAGATTGGATCAGAAGCAGTAGAAGAAGCCGGTGGAGCTGGTATTGTTACCTCAACCGCCTCCGCTATATCTACTGCTTTAGGTGCTGTCACAGACATCCCTGGTATATCACAGTTTGCTCAACC